ATCAACATTGTGACAAAAAATGCCCCTTTCGGGGCAAATTTGACATCAATCACGGTATTGTGGCAAAAATGCCCCTTTCGGGGCAAATTTGACATCAATCGCGGTCTGAAATGTTCCAGCTGCCGCTCTGAACGCCTTTCTGGAGCTCCGGATTGGCCCGGATCGCCTCCCATTGTGCTTCCATGGCCTGCTCATGCTCATACTGGCGCCGGATAATGGACTCGAGGAAGAGATCAGGCATACCATTGGGCCGCATTGAGACCCAACCGATGATTTTGCCGTCTGCTTTGACTGCCGTGTGGGGGCTGGCCATGGTTTGAACCGTGCTAGGTGGATTAAGTGGGCCCCGAAGGGCCCCGTTGTCTCAGTTGTAACTGATTTTGGCGGCTTTGACGCCGTGGGCATTGATCACAACGTTGGCAGAGTCGCCATCGCATAGAGTACAACGCTCACAAGTCGTTTTGGCGCCCTTCTCAACGCTAGCAGCGCAGTGAACCGTACCGGATGGGGCGGGTTCGGCGGATGGCTTGACCAGGAAGGTCTTCCAACCGTGCGCCGTAGCGTCGAGATAGTCTACCATGCCATCGCAGGATGCCTGGCAGATGCCTTTCAGGTGCTGAGCCCAGGGTTGGCGCCATTGATGGGTATAGCCAGTGTGGCTCCCGCAGTATTGCAGGATACAACGCCAGACAAAGCCCGGAACCATGGCAGGATCGCCAGCGGCACCGAATCGGACGCTAGCATCCTCAAACAGCTGCCAATCCGAGCCGATAGGCTCGTAATTACCACGCTTGTAGCAGTTCCACACTGCTAGCGGGGCCTGATACCAGCGAACGTAGCAGGTACCATTGTTGTAGCCAGCATGGCCGCAGTCACCGCAGACGCTACGGCCCAGGCCATTCTTAAAAGCCTCGTTAGGCTTGACATCCTGGCGCAGAATCCACGTCTGCAGCATGCTGCCAGTCTTGCCATTGGCTGACTTATCGGTCAGGCCCGTGACAATGCAAACAATCGGGGCCCCATCAACAGGAGAGAAGCCCTCCCACAGGATGCGGCCATTGGTGTTGGTTGCCATCGCGTTCTAAGAGCGAAGTGAATCGGGTTCGATCCCGATGCATCCACCCTAGCGCCTCGGCCACCCCTGGTGCGAACATTGCGAAAAATTACCTTATATATACGTATATTTCGTTACTCTGTAAATCACTATCAACATTGTTACAAAAAAAGACCCCTTTCGGGGCCCCCTGGTGTCAGACTCGGCCCATGGCCAGGTCATCCATAAACTCCCTCAGCTTGTCAGCTGGCAACCAGACTGCCAACCGGTCCAGAACCCCCTGAGGCTCGAGCCCCGCGCCGAACGTTAGATCTGAGAAGTCTTCTCTAATATCAGCGGGCGGCAGGTCGTCGCTAGGGTCGTAAGGTTCGTTGAATTGAAACATGATCCGTTCTAGGTGGATGGATGGGGGCCCGTTGCCAGGCCCATGGTCAGTGTAGAGGATCAGCCGACCCATCTGCGGCGGTGTTGCTCAGTGTAGACCTCTTGCAACACATCCCATGTCGCGCCACGCTTGTAATCCCTCCAGCGTTCCTGTAGTTCAGCACAGCGGTAGGTCAGCTGTAGGTCGCTCAGGTTAGCTGTTGCCTTCTGAACCTTGGCGCGAAGCCAGTTCCAGGCTTCTGGCGTGTTGGTCATGGTGTTCCCCTGCTACGTGGTTTGATCCCGAACCTTTCGGCCCGGTCCCTTCACTGTAGCCCACCAGCCACCCATCCCGACCTCATGTCGCAACTCTTCACATACCTTTCTTTTTTTCCTACAACGTAAACCTTTGTAACGGGCTCGCTTGATGGCTGCCGGAAAATTTTCCCCAATTTGACCCTTTTTATGGCCGGTTAGGGTGCAATATTGGGGCGTATTTATAGGTCTTAAAATCACTTATATCTAGAAACGTGTTTATAATATGCCTGTATCACCGCAGGACTTTGCCCTCTGGTCCGACCTCACAGGCAATCCTTACCCACAGACGCCAGCTGAGCGGATGGCCCTGGCGCCCCAAGTTCATCAATTCACTCGCAGCATCGGCCGCAGTGGCGGTCCTGTTATGAGTCCAGTCCGTCAAGCTGTAGATGTTATCGGTAAAGCAGCTTTAGCAGCTGGTGCTCTTGCAGGCGCTGCATATCTTGGCGGAAAATATCTTGCAGGGGAAAGCGGTGGATCGTTCGGCAAGCTTGGATTGGATGATGAGCCAGAAGTTGAAAATGTAGTAGTTCCTCAGGTTGATCCTTCCTCTCAAGTTGTTAGGGCATCTGGGGATATTACGCCTCCTACAACTAGCCAACGATTCGGTCAACCATTAATCTCCGGTCAAACCGAAGTTGGTCAGGCTGCGAGAGGTCAGTCCCCACAGAAACCAATTACTGTACCTTCTGAATCGAAGCCAGCAACACAAAGCGAGGTTATTACTTCAAGCCAAACTTTTTCTCCTGGGAGCGAAGCAGAGCAATTAATCGGTCAAGGTTCTGCTCAAGCAGCGGAAGCTTTCCGAAAGAGTGCTGCTTATGCATTGATGAAGAAAAATTACCCTGGACTGCAGGATATTCAATCGCCTACGGATCCAGCCTCTTACGAAACTACATCGCCAACACAAGCAGCAGAGACGCAAACGCCACCTATTTTAATGACTGGTGTCCAACCATCTCCACAGATGCGCGTTGCCAAAAACGTAGAAACAGTAGAAGAGAGCCCAATTGCAGCAATGTCAAAGACTCCTGCAACTGCACCAGTTACTGCAGCTGTTGGTCCTGCAAGTGGACCAACAATGAAAGAGATCCAAGAGCTGGATCAACAACTAGCCCTTACTCACGGGGCACGCGCCAGTGTTTCCCAGCGTCAGGTGATGCGCGATGAAATTTTGGCAGATCGCTATGCCCAAGGGACTGAGACGGCTATAAGCGCACCAGCCGAACAGCAGAATGTTATTGAGACTGTTTCCCCTGGCCCCTATCGCGTTGCAAAAGAAGGTAGGATTACACCAAATCAGTACTTAAGTGATGTGAGCCAGAAACTCGGTGCATTGGCTTCTTATCAAGTTTCCCCAGAAAGCAGCAAGGATGTGACCAACGTCACGTTTTATCCCGGTGGTGAAGTCGGCGTTACAATGCCAACCAAGAAGTACGGTGAAAAGGAGTATGCCTTTGCAACTTCTGATCCCTATCGTTTGGCCTTAAGTGATTATGCCGAAGAGGGCTTCCCTTCTGGCATGGGGTCAATTGCAGGCACAGTTGCACCTAAAAATGTAGCTCATCAACTAGGTCTGCAAAAAACTGTCACCCCTGGTGGAGCCATTGCGGCAACCCAGCCTGAATACAGTGGTTTAATGGACGATCCACAGATTGCCAAAAAACTGCGGAGCAGGTCGGAAAATGTACGTGGACAAGCTCAGTACCACTCGGACACCAAAGCGGTTATGCAGGCCCTACAGGAAAGAGCAGCACTGCGTAACGCAGGCTTATCCTGAGTAATATAAAAGTAAGCTTAACTTCTTATAAATACTTACCGGCAATGGCTGAGGGCGGGAACTGGATTCAAGAAGCTACCAGTAAAAATCCTGGCGCTTTTTCTAAAAAAGCTAAAGAGCAAGGAATGTCTACTGCTTCTTACGCCGAGCAGGTAACTAAAAATCCTGACAAGTACGATAAGAGCACAGTTAAGCAAGCAAATTTGGCAAAAACTTTGTCCAAATTGCGCAAGAAAAAAGGTAAGTGAGGTAACAATAAATGGTAACGCAACCATTTAGAAAGGCCTACGGAAGCCCCTCTGAACAGGCTTGGCGCCAGGGGCAGTCCCCTTATGCCGGCACCCTGGGACCGTACCCATCAGCTGCTTCAGATCCAGAATCTTTTAAGAATGGATTTGTTGAGAAAATGCGTGCCAACCCAGATAGCAAAAATTTCTACAATAGTAGTGTGTTTGGAAGTGATACTGCAGGTAGGTCCCAAGCAAAAATCGATGCAGCTTCTGAGACAGATCAACCAAGCTTTGCAGGCTCTGGAGATAATGCACTTGCCAAAGACTTTGTAAGTAAATACTCTCAAGCAATTGAGCGTGGGTTAATAGAAGAAGATCGTGCGGTGACACGAGATGGGCTAGCTAGAATAGCTTCACAGTCAGCAACAGAAGGATCTTCCGAACGGGATCCAAATACAACTAACAAATTCCCTGGAGCGAGCGGAGCTAGTATCTGATGACAACACCTTCGATGACGCGACTAGCTGGACAAGCTTTAGGTAGTTTTCTTAAAACAGCAGGTGGAACTGTATCTCAAGCAGTAGAAAAAGCCGTTCTGAATAAACTGGGTGGTGCTCAGAATTTCGTAGACGCACCAGGCCTTATGGGATTAGTTGCTCGTAATCCCGAAGCAACTGCAAAACTTGTAGGGTCTGCTGCACCAGCGGTTGCATTTGGGGGAGCAGCGCTTGGTTCCGGTTTGGTTAACAAACTTATGCAGCCAGGGGAAAATCTCTACGCACAGCAGCAGTACTCACTCCCGCTTACCAAACAGGGTACACCTGTCTCACATGCCAATCAACAGTATACCCCTGGGGCCTCACCGATTACAAATGCGCAAGCAGGTGAGGCAATGTTGGAACAGCAGAAATTTCAACATCAACTGGAGCTAATTCAAGCCCGACAAGCTGCAAGTATGGGAGGTGGATCTTTATATCAAGGATTAAATCTTCAAGGATATATGGATTCTGCTCAACGCAGCATTAATTCACCAGCACCTTACTACGGCTAAAGCAAATGGGGTATTTTGACGATGGCGCTTCTGGAGCGTCTTATGACTGGGGTAAAAACAAAGATGCATTTGATTGGGGAAACAGATTTGACGTTGACACTGTTAAAAGCAAAGGTAGTGGTAAAACAAACTGGGCTGGGATAGGCCGTTTCGCTGGGGATGCTCTTTCTAGTTTTGGTAAATCTAGTGGCAATAGGGACCCATATGGATTTTCATATGGAAGATTCACCCCCGGTGAGTTCGGTGGCGGCGGTGGTGGCAAAGTCTTAGATAATTTAGGGGTGATTTATCCTCAACAGGTAGGACCAACTTTCATTCCTGGTACGTTTGGTGAAGAAGGGAAGTCAACAGGAAGCAGGATTGCTGGTGGCTTAGGAGGTGCCTTACGTGGAGCTGCTACTGGTGCAGCATTTGGACCAATTGGCATCGCAGCCGGAGCCCTTATTGGTGGTGCTTCTGGTGCATTTGGTTAAGGATTATTCCCACTAAAATAACAATCAAGAGGATTTAAATTATGTTGCTCCCACTTATTGGTGCTGGTCTTGGCGGTTACGAAGCCTATCGCAGGAGCGGTGGTGATATTGGTGCTGCAGCACTAGGAGCTGGTGCGGGTGCCTTAGCCCCTGGTGCACTTCGAATGGCTGGAACAGCTCTTGGCGGCCTTGGTGCTGGTGCCCTAAGCAAGACTGCTCTTGGTGGTCTTCTTCAGAAGCAAGCAGCACAGACAGGTACATCTCTGCTTACACAGATTCCAACAGCAGCCGGTGCTGCAGCCGCAGGACTTGGTACGTTCCTTGGTGCCCCTGCTTTGGCAGGTCAATTGGCTTCTGGCATCGCACCAGCTGCAAAGACGGTCGCCAGTGGTACTGCTGGACTGATGGCGGGTAACCAACCAAATGCACCACAGTACGACCCTAATGCAGTCCCCGGTGGTTTAGGTCCATTTGGTCCCCAGTCTCCTTACGGCACTCCATTGGACATGGTGAACCCCGCAGGCTATGCTAATGCACGCTCTATCTTATTCAACAAAGAAATCAATGACCAGGTAGCTGCCATGCGCAAGCTGAACCCTGAGATCTTTGCAGCGGCAGAAGCACGCTCCAAGAACGAATTACAACGTCAACTGGCTGCTGCTGGCATCCGTCAGAATATTGCTACTACTGCAAACATGCTGGAGCGTAGTCAGCAGGCTGCTCAACAAATGGGTGTTAATGCTGCTAGCCAAGCCGGGTCTGCTCTGACTTCTCAATATCAGTACAGCTGAGTATGGCCTACGACTGGAGTACATCAGGCACTTTTACAGGCTTCAATCCTGTAGCTTTTAGCCTTCCCAAAATTGCCGGCATGGATTTGTCCTATGCCGGTAAAGGGAAGCGTGACGTAGTCTTATTTGATCCTAATGCACCAGCGTCTCAAACTTCTGGGGCGAAACCGACGCCAACAGGAATCCCGAACACTGGTGAGGCAATCCCATCTACGGCCAGCATTTTTGACCAGCAATCCAAATTTTTAGAGCAGTTATATCCTTTAGAGCGTCAAAGACGAATTGAGGAGACACAGCTTGCAGCAGAGTTAACTCGCCAGCAAATGGCAGATTTGATGCCATACTTAAGTGCGGCAGGATATGAGGCGACTGCACGTTCTTTGGCAGCCAGTAAATCCTTTGGCGCCTTCAAAGAGCAGCTGCCCTCTAATGTTCAAAACATTATGGCGTCTAAACAAGCGCAGGCAACTTCTGCTGCTTCTGCTGAAGCCGCACGTCAAACGGCAACAGCTCAGCAGCAATTAGCAGCCAAGGATTTTGCTGGTAAGTTCGCCGGTCAATACTTCAGTGTCAGCTGACTTACAATCAGCTTAGTAACGTAGTCACAACAACAGCACGAGCTAAACATGGGCCGTTCCTCTCCGCCGCCTCCTCCTCCTACAATCGTTTACTCGCCGCCGCCGCCGCCACCGCCGCCGCCGACACCGGTTCCAACTCAATCGCTGCAAACGCAAACTGCTCTTAACGAGACCAGCGCTGCACAGCAGCGGTTAAACATGGAGTTAGGTGCGCAGCTGGATCGTACCAACTCGGAATTCTTTGCCAACCAAGACATTCGGCGCACGCAGGCGACGGGGGCTCAGCAACGACTTGGTTACGCAGCACAGGGAGAGCAAGAACGTGCCACGCTTAGCGCTAGAGGTGAGCAGGAACGACTAGGCACTTATGCCACTGGACAACAGTATCGACTTGGGTTAGAAACTGCAGGCGCACAAGAACGTGCCACACTCGGAACTAGAGGTGAGCAAGAACGACTGAGTATTGCTGCTACTGGAGAACAGCAACGTCTTGGTTATATGACCCAAGGTGAGCAAGAACGACTGGGCATTGCTGCTACGGGCGAGCAAACAAGGCTTACTCAAGCACAGCGATTTATCGGTGAAGAGGGGTTAATTAGGGAAACTGGAGCACAGCAGCGTCGTGGAATTGAAACCACGGGTCAACAGGAAAGGATCACACAAGCAGAACGCTTTGCTGGAGAAACAGGTCTGATTGGCGCTCGCGGTGAGCAGGAAAGAGCCACAACGCGAGTCGCAGGTGAAGAGCAGCGTCGCGGAATTGAAACCACCGGACAAGAGCAGCGACGTGGCATTGAGACAACGGGACGCGAGCAGAGGACCACAGACTTGCAACAGGAGATGTTTAGGCGCTATAAAGAGAACAGAGATTACGAGCAGGCGCAAAGCCAGTACCGAACATGATGGATTGGATTCGAGGTTTAACCGACAAAGACCGCGAATCCTTTCTTGCTTTCTGTAAACAAAGCAGTTCACCAATTCAAATGTACCTGTATGCCCGCTTCTTAGGGTTTACAGGTACCATTGTGGAGTGCGACGAGTGGGTTAAGAAAGAATATAAAAAACGAAATTTTAATCAGATTTTGGAAATGGAAATTGATTCCATGCAGCAAGATATTTCCAAGTTGAGGGATGCCATCGATTTAGGAATGGTAAAGCAGGATATGGGCACGGCAAGAATTGCGATGCTTCAAAAAGAATTGAGAGGTGCAATTAAACAATTGAATGATGAGAAAGTTTTAATGGATAAGCAGGGGTTGATTCTTGCTGGCGCAGACCGTGCTTTGAGGGAAATGCTATCCATCTTTCGGGATGACCCCATTGAAGGACCACTTCAGGAAGCATCAATGGGCGTATGGACTAAGATCTTGGCAGAGGAATCCTAAGATTCAGTACCTTAAGCTAGGGTCGTATCACTCCGGTGTGGGGTGGCATCACCCCAATGTGGGGTTATTTGATCCCTGTGGCTGGAACTTCTCTATATTCTGTATACCGCCGCACAGCACGTGCTGCTGCAAAACAACAAGTTGTAAAAAAAACGACAGATATTGATGTCGAAAGGGCGCGGGTTGATTTTGCTTATTTCTGCGATGTTGTAGGGGATAAGCCTCCAGCCACTCACCACAAGGAGTGGCACCGTTACTTATGCACCGGGGAGAATACTGAGTGTTTGGTCGGTATAGGTGGCCCCAACATTGACATTTTAGCCCCACGCGGATCAGCAAAATCTACCATTCTGGGTCTATATACCGCGTGGGCAGTCGGCATCCACGCTTTGCACAAAAAACCATTAAAAATTCTGTATATTTCGTACACGGTTGATGTTGCACGCCCTAAAAGCGCAGCCATTAAACGAATAATCGAGGAAAGCAAGGCTTACAAGGAAATCTTTCCAACCGTAAAAATTGCTAAAGGCATTAATTCCAACGAATATTGGAGTATTGACTGGAAGTTTGCAGGCATCAAATCAACTGGTGAAGAAGAATTTACAGTTTGCTGTGCCGGTTTGAAAGGCGCGGTGACCTCTAAGCGTAGCCACCTGTGCATCATTGATGACGCCATCAAGTCTGCCGACGACATCAAAAACCGAGATATTCGCATTGCTATGGAGGATAACTGGAACTCAGTTATTGTTCCCACGATGTTTGAAGGTGGTCGTGCTATTTGCCTTGGCACCCGCTTTCGTCACGATGACATCCACAATTCCACTTTTACTCCAGCAAATGATTGGGTGCAAATTGTTCAATCAGCAATTACTGTCAATGATCAAGGGGACGAGATTTCTTATTGGCCAGAAATGTGGTCGTTGGAATATTTGCAAGATAGACGCCGCCAAGCTCCGATTGCATTTAGTTTTCAGTACCAAAATCAAATTGTTCAAACCAGTGAGCTATCCCTCTCTCCTGATTTAATTGTCAAAGGGACAATTGCGACTCAGTTTGATTCCCTTGGCGTGGGGGTGGACCTTTCGGCAGGTGTCCGAGAACGAAACGACTATACCGTTTTTGTGATGGGCGGTAGGGTCGGTGACAAGATTCACATTATTGATTGCAAACGGCTCCGCATCATGGGCAATCTTGAAAAATTAGAAGCCTTGATGGAAATGATGGAAGAATGGGGCGTTGTCCACAAAGATAAAAACCAATATTTTCCAACAGGAAGTAACATTGACATCTGGTCTGAAGCGGTTGCCTATCAGGCTTCCTTGGAGGCGGACTTCAAGCGAATTTGTTTAGGTGATCACGGTCTGTACAACATAAACTGGCACGCTGTCAAAGGCTTCCGTGGGGACAAAGTGGCTCGGTTCCGAGGCATCATGGGTATGTTTGAACAGCGTAAGATCATCTTCAATAAGTTCCGGAGATTTGGACCTTTAACCGATGAAATCGTAAATTTTGGCGTAAGCTCCCACGACGACTGTATTGACGCCTTAGTATGGCTCTGTAATGGTTTAATGACTAGGGGGAAACTGGAGTTGGAGTACTAAGGTTAGAGTATTGACGATTTAAACTAAAGAAATCACTCGCCAATGTCCACCAGCTATTACAACGTAGAGCTTGAGCAGGACGCTTACGGTTCTGCGGTCATCCCTCTCCCCGACGAGTTGTGCCATGATTTGGCACTGCAACCTAACGAAAGGTTTGAACTTGAAGTGGAAGATGACATCATCACCCTCAAACGCATTGCGGCTGGCTACGATATTGAAGAATAATCAGACCTCTAGAAATCAATGAGCGATAGTAGCAGCAAATCCGCCCTTGACGCTATCCTCAAAGCGGTTGTGACCCGCGACGGCACAGGAACAGCAGACACCATGCTGGTGAATGCGCACCTGTCCCAGATGAAAATGTTTGGGATCCGCCAAGGCGTTGAGTTTTACCCTCAGCAGGATAATTTTGGTACGCAACGCTTTGATTTTGTTCAGCAAGTAATTAAATTCAATAAGTTAGACGCCCGACTTGATTCAATTTGGGATCGTTTTCTTTCCTACGGTAAAGGTCTTTTCTATATTCGCCCTACCAAAAAAACTTATCGCCTTTACTGGTTTGACAAAGACTCTTACCGCACTTACTACAGTCCAGAGGGTGACCTAGAAGAAGTCATCATTATCTATCCGTATAAGGTTAAATCCACCCGAGGGTTTCAGGGTGTTGGGCTTTCCACGGATAAGCGCTACATGCGCCTGCGTATTACTGCTACTGAAATCGAAGAGTATCACAGCGAGCAGGAAATTACGTTTGACATGCCAACTATGGAGTTTGGTGTCTTTGATAAAAAAACGGTTGTCAACACGATGGAGTTTATCCCATGCGTGGAGGTTTTTAACAATCCGGACGCTTTTGGCACAGATGGTGCTGGAGAATTTGAATGGATTGCTAATCAAATCCTGGCACACGATGAGATGGTCAAGAACATCAGGGCCAACCTGTCGTTCTTTGGCAACCCCACCCTGCTTTCTTCTCGTCCCAAGCAGGATATTATTGAGAAGACAGATGGAGATGTTGTACAACGTCCTAGCATTTCCAGCCAGTCTGGTTTCCAATCAGAGTTTTCTCTTTCTAGTTCTACATATAAACAGGACAACGTAACTAGACAGCCTCCTGGCTATATTGGTAAGCCAGGTACGGGCATGCGTGTCCCTCGTGTAATTGCCAACCTGGAGCCCACAGATCGCGTTGGTTTTATTACTCCAAATGCAGTAAGTACGGACCAGGCTCGGTACTCCGAACAACTTCGTAGTGAGATCCGGCTTGCATTAGGTGGTATCGACGACCTTAGTATTACTAATGTAACCGCTACGGAGATTAAATCAGCATATGGACGAGTAAGCGCAACTGCAAAGAAAAAATGTTTGCAACTTTATACCTATGGTATCTGCAAATGTTTTGAATTGATGATCTTCCAGGAGGAGCAGATCTTCCGAAAAACACTTGCTTACGCCTCCGGAATTAAGTATCCCGATCCTCCGGAAGATCCTGAAGACGCAGCTCAACAAGCTAAATACGAAAAAGCAAAGGCTAATTACGAGAAAAAGTTACAAAAAGCAGTTGATTCCGCCCTTGAAACCAAAACTATCCCCGATGGTGTTCTGGGATTGGCCCCAGATGGGGACAGAACTGTCTGCTGGCGCTGGATGGGACCTGTCTATGAAGACACTGCACAGGACAAACTTAACCAATCTATCTTCACTCGCAACCTTCAAGAGTTAGGTGTTGAT